CAATGCCTAAGAAGGATAGTAAGGGCAACTGGGAAGCGGGTGAGTTAGAGAGGGTATTATCTCAGTTAGGCAGGCCCAAAGACTCAAAAGATTATAAGCCTTCATCTACTTTTAAATTACCCGAAGGACTTGTATTGAATGAGCAACTTATGGGTGAGTTTAACGCAAGGGCGCATAAGGCTGGGCTTCTGCCTCATCAATACGCTTTTGTTATGGATGAGTTGGCAAGCATTATGACGAAAGGTAGTTTGGCTCAAAAAGAAAAAGATGAGTCGGCGTTTAATGAGGCGGCATTAAATCTTCGGAATAAATGGGGTTTGGCTTATGATGAAAAATCAAAAACAGCCAGCTCTGTATTAAGGAACTTTGCCGCGGATGAAAAACAAGGGCTTGAGCTTGTCAAGAAGTATGGCAATGACCCTCTTGTGATAGAACTCTTGGCTAATATCGGAAGCGGATTAAGCGAGGAGTCATTGACAAGGGTTAATATGATCTCATCTATGCTTACGCCTGAAATGGCTAAAGCTGAAATACAGAAAGTCAGGACAGAAAGAACAAAAGAATTGAATGACGCAAGCCATCCGCAACATCAGTTTTGGGTGGATAAACTTGCGGAACTTTATAGACAATCTAATCTATAAAATGCTAAAAGGGACACATCATTCCAATGAAAGTAAAATATTGTTATCAAAAAGAAATTATGAGCGATATTCTCGTGGTGAAGTATTTGGTTTTCAACTAAATCATACTACGAATATGGGTAGCAAGCGTAGTGAGGAAACTCGAGAAAAACTAAGCCACGCCAGAAGAAGAACTGTTCTTTTAAAACAAACAGATAGACGGGTATGGTGTTCTGATTGTGGAAAATTATTAAATTCTTCTGCCTTATATTGTGGTTCTAAGTTATGTAAATCTTGCGTTCGTAAAGGACAAGGAACTTGGAACTATAAAGGTGGGGTTACTCCAGAAGCAAAGAGATTAAGACGAACATTAGAATACCAGATAAGCAGGAATGGATGTTTTGCGAGGGATAGCTACACTTGCCAAAAATGTGGACTAAGGGGTAGAGTTATTAACGCTCACCATATTAAAGGTTTCGCAGAACACCCAGAATTAAGAACAGCTCTTGATAACCTTATTACTTTTTAAAAAAAGTGCCATAAAGAGTTTCACACTGAATATGGAAGAAAAAACAATAATGAAACTCAGGTACAGGATTTTTTGAATAACTTTATAAACAGATAAGGGATTTCTCCCCTGTTTGTAAGGCGCATAGAAATGGACAACCTCTATTAGAGGCCCAAAGGAAAAGAATACCTTTCAAGGCCCGTAAGGATAACCTGAAAGTATTGTTAGGTTAACTTATTTTTAACAGGAGGTTTTCAAATGGCAGTAGATACAGCGTTAAAAAATCAGTATAGCGACAATATCATGTTGCTTGTTCAGCAACTTATGGTAAAAGTCGCTCCCACAGTTTACCAGAAGCCAGGTTGTTCGGGAGAGGTTTCTTTCCAAGATCAACTTGCCTCTGAGGATGCCGATGAAAAATTGGCACGCAATGAAGTTGTCAGGAATAGCGATCCGAATTACGCACGAAGAAAGATCGTCCCCCGCTACTTCTATAAAGCTCCGCTTGTGGACAGCATGGATAAGGTCATGATGCTTAAAGACCCTACGAATGAGATAGTCCGCAATAACGCAGGGGCCTTAGCAAGAGCGAAGGATGAGGTTGTTTGCACCGCTTTTTCTGCCACAGCTTACACAGGGAAAGACGGCGCGACAACTAAGGCAGTTCCTTCTTCACAGATCATCGTCCATAGTTCAGCAGGTTTGAATATGGTGAAGATCAGGGAAGCGAAGAAAATCCTTGATGAGAACGAAGTGGATCCAGCGGACAGGTTCTTCGCTATTTCCGCAGAGCAAGTTGAGGATCTACTTGCAATAACCGAAGCCACAAGTTCAGATTACGCCCAGGTCAAGGCTCTTGTTTCAGGCCAGCCGGGAACGATCTGCGGCTTTAACTTCGTCCAAACCGAAAGATTGCCTGAGTATTCAACGGGTGTCAGGAATTGCGCCGCTTATCACAAGACGGGCGTTGTTCTTGGGACTTGGCTTGACCTGAAAGCGTCTATTGACATTATGCCTGCTTTGCATTTCTCGGCGCAGGTATATGCGGGCCAGTCTTACGGTGCGACAAGGTTAGAAGAAGAAAAGGTTGTTTTAGTCCAATGTTCTGAATAGTCAAATAGTCAAATGTTACACTAACGAAAGGTTAAGATTATGGCTACAGTTTACGGAGTAAATAGGACGTTGAAGAGGACGGGTGTTGTTAATACGATAGCACCTGAGTTACAGGGTAGCAAGGTCAAGTGGGCCTATGACGAGTATGAGGCAAGTGCGGTTGCAGGTGCGACAATTATCCAGCTTTTAGGCATTAGTTTGCCTATTGGCGCGCGTATTGTTGATTGGATAATTGACCATGACGCATTAGCTGGCGCTGCTTGTTCTTTGGCCTTTGGAACAGCCGCAGACGATGATGAATTTATGGCGTTTACGGCTTGTACCACGGCAGATAAGAAAAACTTTACTGATGACGGCATCGCCGCATCATTAGGGTTTGAAATTGCGGAAGGTGACGGACAAACATTGATAATTACCACGTCCGGCGCTTCTTCTGCAACAGGCACGATCAAGGTTGCTGTTGCATACGTAGCAAAAGGATAGTTTCTAAATACAGGGGTGGGGGCAACCTCACCTCTGTATCTAAAAATGAGGTAGAACAATGTCTTGTAAATTTAGGATTATCAATTTAGCTTTACGCAGATTAGGTCAAGACCCTATTATCACTTTAGGCGAGGACACAGAGAATTACAGAAAAACCAACGACATCTACGATATGTTGCGCAAGTCTTTATTGCGTGCTCATCCTTGGAGCTTTAATAAAAAAGAGGTAGCTTTAACGGCGTTGTCCGATAATCATGTTTTAGATGATTTTAACTATGTTTATCAACTTCCATCTGATTTTATACGCCTTAACAAGACAAGCGTTCAGCCTACTTATTCCCATAAAATAAAAGGTAGAAAACTCTACTCTAACTCTAACGCCATAAGCATTGAGTATGGTTACAACATTGTTGACCCTGATGATTGGGTAACAAGCACTGTTTACGCTGTAGGGACATTTATTCTTTATGACAATACTATTTATTACTGCGCCACAGCTCATACATCAGGTGCATTCGCCACAGATCTCGCCGCTGGAAAGTGGGAAGAACAGGATCTAATGGACGCCGCTTTCGTTGATTGCTTCGCCACAGCCTTGGCTTATGACTTATGTATGCCCATAACGAAAGACGCAAAGTTAAAAGAAGTATTGGGGAGTGAATTAAAAACCAAACTCAATATGGCTAAGTCGCTTAATGGTCAGGAAACTACTCCTGATGAGGCGCAACAGGATAAGTATACTAACTCAAGAATATGAGCAAAGCCTCTCCTATCATAAATAGTTTCGCCGCTGGCGCATTAAGCCCCCGCCTTGCAGGACGCACGGATATAAACCAATACTTTCAATCCGCCGAAGAATTAAACAATGTTATTGTTGAGGCTTATGGCGGAGCAAAGAAAGCACCAGGGACTTATTTTGTCAAAGAGGTCAAGAACTCTAACGATATTACAATCGTCCGCAAATTCGTATTTTCCGATGAACAAGCATATATCATTGAAATCGGCGATTTGTATATGCGGTTCTACATGGACGACGGGCAGATATTAAGCGGCGGCTATGCTTATGAAATAGCGACAAGTTATCCTTCCTCAGTTATACGAGAATTACAATTCTCACAGACCTCAGACCTTTTGTTTATAACTCATCCAGCATATCCTCAATCTATCCTGACAAGAACAGGACACACGGCTTGGACACTTACGCCCATAGACTATTCCGTTGATCCTAATCGTCCGGCGTTAATGGATGAGAATATAACCGCGACAACAATCACCCCGTCAGCAACTACTGGTTCAATCACATTAACGGCTTCCGTTGCTATTTTTGACGAGGATCATATAGGTTCTATCTGGGCTATTGGCCCGATAACAGGCTCTCATGGATATGCCGAGATAATAAGCGTTTCAACAGGCGGATTAAAGACTGTTGCTACCGCTACTGTTCTTTATAGCGGCGCTGTTCCGGCAGGCGCAACAACCGCATGGTCAGAGGCGGCATGGAGCATATATAGGGGCTATCCGAAAGCTGTAGGCATAAGCGAACAGAGGCTTGTTTATGCCTATACACCCGCACAACCTCAAACAGCATGGGCTTCTCAAATAGGGGCTTATCATATATTTGAATTAGGCATTGAAGATAGTGACGCTCTGCAATTCTCGCCCGACACCAACGAGGTTGAAACGATCAAATGGGTATTCCCGGCTCAAGAGATACTTTTAGGCACAGCAGGGGGTGTTACGACTTTTGGCACGGGAAGTGATGCAACGCCATTAACCCCGACAACAGGGCGCGCTAAAAAGAAATCTACTTATGGAGCTTCTTCTATCCGTCCGCAGATGATAGGCAACTCCGTATTTTATTTTCAGGAATACAACAGGATATTGAGGGAGTATGTCTATTCTTTGGCTGACGATAATTTCCTGGCAAGGAACGCGACGATAATGTCAGAGCATATCACGGAAAGTGGCATTACTGAAATGGCTTATCAGCAGAACCCGAACAATCTTTTATGGTGTGTCAGGGCAGACGGCAAACTTGCTGTTTTGACTTTTGAGTCTGAACAAAAGGTGTCTGCTTGGACTTTACACGATACCGACGGATATTATGAAAGTGTCGCCGTTATTCCAAAAGAAAGTTATGACGAGGTATGGTTTGTTGTCAGGCGTGTAATAGGCGGAGTAACGAAACGCTATATTGAGTATATGGTCGCCCCTGAATTTGAAAACTTAGAGGATATGTTCTTTGTCCATAGCGGGTTGACTGTAGACGTTGCGGCGGATATTGATGGCATTGCTACAGCCGATCCGATAGTCATAACGGTAAACTCACACGGGTATTCTAATCTTAATATTATACGTATTCGTGGGGTTTTGGGAACGGTCGAATTAAACGATAAGAATTTTGCCGTAGTAAATAAGACCGCCGATACATTTGAGTTAGCGGAAGTGGACGATATTCTTGATACTTATACAAAACTTCTTTTACATTGCAACGGTGCTGATGAGTCAACGACTTTCACGGATGAAGTAGGAAAAACTGTAACCGTCAATGGAACGGTGGCGGAAACCTTAGACCAGAGTTTTACTGTGGCAGACTCAGCATTATTTTTTGGTTATCCAGGTTTTCCCTGGATGTCGCAGAGCTTTACACCGGCCGCTAACGGTGTATTAACGAAAGCATCCTTAGATTTAATTATAGGGGCAGATTCTCCGTCATTTAATATTACTTGTGAATTGCAATCCGATAACGGCGGAGTTCCGTCAAATACCGCGATAGCAACATCTTCAACAATTTTAAATGCCGCAACCGTAACAGGCTCTCACGTCTACTATGATTTTGTTTTTGATAACGTGCCATTAGTCGCTGGGACAGTTTATCATCTTGTCTGGAAAACAAGCGCAGTTGATAGTGGTAATTATGTAAATGTTTATACGAAAGCCGCAGGCGGTTATAGCGGTGGTGCGGCTTATTCAGATGACGGGTCAGGAACAGTTTGGGCAAGCAGACCCTATGGTGATATGAATTTCAAGCAATATTATAAAGCAGGTGTTGAAATAGATACGGCTCAAAGCGTTTTTGGCGGGGCTTCTGGTAAATTCTTTGGCGGCTATCTCTCTCTCGCCGATCACGCCGATTGGGATTTCGGGACAGGAAATTTTACAATAGATTTTTGGGTTAGATTTGCTTCAGTACCAGAAAATTCCGAGTATCAATATTTCATAACTCAGAATAGTGTTGGCGACAACTGGTCTGTCGCATTTCAGAACAATGGATATATGCATATGTGGAATTATGCTAGCGGCGCATATGTTATTCATGCTTATTCTCTATTCTCTGCAGTTGCTAATACTTGGTATCATGTGGCAATGGTTAGAAATGGAACTGGCCCAAATTGCATTCAGATATATAAAGATGGAGTTGCTCAATCTATGACTTTAGGAGAAGGATCCTGGAATGGAACTTTTCCCACATTAGCTTCGGAGTTATATATAGGGAGTAACGTCGGAGCAGGAAGTTGTTACAATGGTTGGATTGATGAAATGCGTATATCAAAAGGCATCGCCCGCTGGACGGCCGATTTTACTCTACCCACTGCCCCTTATGCCTCATCTACGCCTATTGACGGTTCAGCTTATACGACATATATTTCAGGCGGCGAGATTGTTTTAAGTTCAAACGTTGTTACGGGATTAAGTCATTTAGAAGGAAAGACAGCCCAGATATTAGCCGACGGGGACAACCACGACGATAGGGTTGTTGCCAGCGGTGCGATAACTCTTGATAATTATTATGGCAAAGTAACTGTTGGGTTGGGATATACAGGAAGGATTAAAACAAATGATTTAGAAGCTTCTCCTGGTGGCGTTACCTCACAGGGCAAGACAAAGCGAGTTTCTGAGGCGACTGTTAGGTTATACAGAAGCCTTGAGTGTACGATAGGAACTAAGGATAGAATGGATGCAATTATTGTGCGCCCGGTTTCTACTCCAACAGGCACGGCGACACCACTATTTACAGGAGTTAAGCGTATTCCGTTCCCGTCAGGATTTGACAAAGAAAAGAAA